GTCGGATACCCTGCCGCTTTCCCAGAAACAATTGCTGTTGGCGCTTTTGATCAGTATGGAAAAATTGCTGGCTTTTCTTCTCGTGGTTCACAGGTTGATTGGGCAGCTCCCGGAGCTAATATATATAGTACTTATTTAAAAAACTCTTATGCTTCCTTGAGTGGAACGTCTATGGCTTGCCCATTCATGGCCGCTATAATCGCTTTAATGATTTCAAAACATAGAAAGCAAGAAAAAGAGACAGGAAAGAATGACTGTAAGACAGTCGAAGATATACGTCAACATTTACTGAAGTATACTAATGATAAGGGTAATGTCGGAAAAGACAACGACTGGGGTTATGGAGTTGTCGATATCGAAAAGTTAATAACAGGAGAAAGCTCCAAACCTACCACCACAACTCTTAAGCCTACTACTACCACTCTTAAACCTACTACCACGACTTTTAAGCCTACCACTACAACACCCAAGCCAAAGACAGAACCTCCGAGCTCTACGCCCCCTCCAAAAAAGGAGAGCTCTTTTGTTAAGAAAAATATCGCATGGATTGTCGCTGGCGTTTTTGCTTTAGTTTGTTTAGGTATTGTGATTTACCAATACGCTGAAGAGGAATACGAACCAGTTGACTGGGGTATAGACTGGGACGAGCGATACAACAACGATCCAGCTAGACCGAGATGAGCTGGGAAGAAGGAAAGCAACAAGAGAGAATCAAGTACTCTTCGAATATCAACCAAAAAATCTTAGCAAAGAAAGGTTTCATAGAAGAGCACGAAGCTAAACTATTGCTTTATGAATTCTTGAGGGGCAATACTACTTTTGCAGTGGACATGCTTAGTGGCGTAAAGCTCTTTCCCTTTCAGCATATGGCAATCAAGGCAATGCTAGAATCAGATTATTTTATGGGAGTATGGAGTCGAGGAATGTCGAAATCTTTTACCACTGGAGTGTTTGCTTTTCTTGACGCCTTATTGAATCAAGGAGTAGAAATTGGTATCGTATCAAAATCTTTCCGTCAGGCAAAAATGATATTTAAGAAAATAGAAGACATACTTAATAAGCCAGAAGCAGCTATGCTAGCTCAATGTGTGACTAGAAAATCAAAAGCTAATGACCAGTGGACTTTAGAAATAGGAGCCAGCAAGATTCATGCATTACCTTTGGGCGACGGAGAGAAACTTCGTGGTTTTCGATTTCATAGAATTATAATTGATGAGTTTCTCCTTATGCCAGAAAGGATTTATAACGAAGTTATAGTTCCTTTTCTTTCTGTTGTTGAAAATCCAACCGAGAGGGAGGATTTGTATAATTTAGAAACTCGAATGATAAAAGAGGGAAAAATGAAAGAGGTGGACAGACATGTCTGGCCGAACAATAAATTAATTATGCTTTCTTCCGCTTCGTATAAATTTGAATATATGTATAAATTATATCAGAAATTTGAATTATTAATAAATGGCGATATACCGGAGAAAGGCACTGCGCACAGGACTATTATGCATTTTAGTTATGATTGTGCTCCGCAGCAACTTTATGATCAAAATTTAATCAATCAAGCTAGAGCAAGTATGAGTCAGAGTCAGTTTGATAGAGAATTTGGCGCTGTATTTACTGATGATAGCTCTGGGTACTTTAAGATATCAAAAATGGCTTCCTGTACTGTCCCTGACGGCCAGAGCCCATGCGTGGAGGTCGCTGGAGAGCCATCTGATAAATATTTATTATCTTTTGACCCTAGTTGGGCAGAGAGCGAAAGCTCTGATGACTTTGCCATTCAGGTTTTCAAGCTTAATGACGGGAACCAGCACGGCACTTTAGTTCATAACTACGCCATGTCAGGCGCTCGCCTGAAAGATCATATTTTCTATTTACATTATTTGTTAACAAATTTTAATATAGTAGCAATGGTAGGAGACTATAACGGGGGAGTGCAATTCCTTAACGCCTGCAATGAGAGCAGTCTTTTCAAGCAAAACAACTTAGAGATTAAAACTATTAGTGTAGAACTTGATAATTTGGAAAATTATCAGCAGGCATTGCGCGATGCTAAATTAGAATATAACTTAGATAAAAAAAGAATCTGCATCTTGCGCAAGCCGACTTCCCAATGGATTAGAAATTCTAATGAATTATTGCAAGCTAATTTTGACCACAAGCGAATTTTCTTTGGATCTAGAGCTGTTAATGACGACTACCAGAAGCAAAGAAATAAAAAGATACCAATCAAGGAATTAAAATTTTTAAGAAGTATAGAGGATGAAAAGCAAAGCGCTGCCGCTAAAATGATTGATCTAGTAGAATATCAAATAGACTTAATGGAAAAAACAAAAGGGGAATGTGCTTTGATACAAATTAAAACTACTGCGCATGGAACGCAGACCTTTGATCTTCCAGACAACCTAAAAAGAACAACCGGACCAGAGAAGGCTAGGAAAGACTCTTACTCCGCTTTAGTATTAGGGAATTGGATGATAAAAATATATTACGACATGATGAATGTTGAGCAAAGTAATGTTCAGGCAACATTCACTCCAATGTTTGTGGCGTAAAGTTAAAAGTTAACTTTCGACTTTTCTTAGACTTTTAGGCAACTTCGGTGTATTATGATATATGTCTAAGCGTAAATATAATAAGAAATCAGAATATTGGAAAAAGTTTAACAAGAATAATCTTGAAGATTTAATCAGTCAGTCTCAAGGGTCATCTAAGGAATGGGAGCCAACCTTAGGGGGGGATGCCTATTATACCCAGAGCGCAAAAGCAAATTACGAAAGGACTGGCGAAAACAATTCAAGCGGAACATCAAGAACTAATACTAGATCCAACTCGGCGGCAGTAGGAAAAAAATCATTTAAGTACGCCAACATTAGGGAAGGAGAGTTGCCCTACTCTTATGGAAAGTCAGGATGTGACATTAGGGACGCTATCATGTTATGTCAGAAGGCTTATGCTAATATCCCAATTTTCAGAAATGTCATAGACATAATGTCGGAGTTTGCAAATACAGAACTGCACCTTCAAGGGGGTACTGAGAAATCAAGAAACTTTATAGACAAGTGGCTCCAGAAGGTGAAGATATGGGCTGTTAAGGATCAGTATTTTAGGGAGTATTATAGAAGTGGGAATGTATTTATGTATCGCCTTGACACTAAATTTACAGAGGAAGATTTTGGTAGGATGTCTACGATATATGGCTCAGAATTTATGAAGCCGGGACAAATTCCTATTCGTTATATTTTATTAAACCCTTATGATATAGCAACGGTAAAGTCTTCTAATTTTAATGGGCAAGTTTACAGGAAGGTGCTTTCTGAGTTTGAACTTGAAAGACTTAAGGATCCAAAAACTGAATACGATAAAGAAGTGATGGACGGTCTCGACCCAAAGGATCAGGCGGCAATTAGAAAAGGGCAATTTGGGAATGATGGAATTTTTATCAATTTAGATGTAGATAAATTAATTTATTCTTTTTATAAAAAACAAGATTATGAACCTTTTGCTATTCCTTTTGGTTATCCAGTTTTGGATGATTTAAATTGGAAGCTTGAGTTGAAAAAAGTAGACCAAGCTGTTACTAGAACTATAGAGAATGTTATTCTTTTAATAACCATGGGTAATAGCCCTGACAAGGGAGGTATTAATCCTCATAACTTGCAAGCTATGCAATCTTTATTTTCAAATGAAAGTATAGGGCGTGTTTTGGTAAGCGACTATACGACAAAAGCTGAGTTTATAATACCGGACTTAAACAAAGTATTAGGGCCAGAAAAATATCAAATAGTAGATCAGGATATTAAGGAAGCTTTGCAGAACGTTGTGGTCGGTAGCGAAAGATACAGTAACACGCAAGTTAAGGCTCAGATATTTCTTGAAAGACTTAAAGAAGCTAGAAATGCTTTTATTAATGATTTTCTTCAACCTCAAATAAAACTAGTTTGCCAGAATTTAGGCTTCAGGAAGTATCCGCTTGTTAAGTTCCAAGAGATTGATTTAAAAGATGAAGTTCAATTACAAAGAGTCACTACTAGACTGATGGAGTTAGGAATTCTTACTCCAGAGCAAGGTATCCAAACAATCAAAACAGGGCTTTATCCAGAATCAGATAAGGTAGGAGAAGGTCAAGATTCATATCTAGAAGATAGGCAAAAAGGTTTGTACACTCCTTTAGTAGGAGGACAGCCAGTCCCTTTAAGTGAAGAGCAGATGGAGCAGCAATCTGAGATTGAACAAAAAAGCCAACCGGAGGCGCCAACTTCAGTAAGCAATCCTAATCAAAAAAAATCTACACCTCAAGAGTCTGGCAGGCCAGCGGGAGCCAACAAGAACGGCAAGACCGGACTAGCTGGCAGAGAGGACCTGCAAAAAACCATATACAATACTGAAAGTTTATTTTCTTTCGCTCAAAAAGAATTAAAGTCAAGGCAAGGAGTTAAGAGGTTGTCAAAAGAGAGGAAAGGCTTGCTAGACGAGCTCTGCAAGACGGTTATAATTTCTTGTGAAAAGTCAGAATGGGAAGGTCAGGTGAGCGCGTGTTTAAAGGACTTTAACCTTATTGAAAAACTCTTACCAATGCCAGAGATATTAAACGAATCTCATGAGAACGACATGGAGCTTTACCCTTCGGCTATTTATTATCATAGCAAGAAATCACAAGAAGGTTCTCAAAAGTAAAAAGATTGTGTATTAATTTGTATAACTTTTAAAACTATGGAACTAGACTTTTCAAAAAACATTAAAGACTCTAAAAGTCTTACTGATATCTTCGGCCTCAGGCAGTCGCAAGCAGAACTTAATCAATTAACGGATGAGAATTTTGCCTACATTGAGGCTGGAGGAAAAAAGGATCATACTGGCAGGACAATACCTAGGTCTTTGAGGCACTTTCCAATTTCGAGTCAAGAAGAAATTGAGAGATCAATTTCCCTATTATCTGATTCTAATCTGTCTGAAGAAACAAAAGCAGAGATCGTAAAAAAAATAGAAGCCAAGAAAAAAAAGTCAGGCTTTCCTTTTCAGAAAAAAGATGAAGAAGACGGAGATAAAAAAACCGGAGACAAGGACAAAGAAAAAGGTGAAAAGAAAGAAAGCAAAGAAGGCGATGATAGTGAATCATCAAAAAAGCCTAAATATTAATTTTTATTAATTTAAGTAGTGCTATATTATGAGTACGCCATTTAAGTATATAAGTTCTTTTTCTAATGAAATATCAGCCTCATGTGTTGATGGAACCTGCAAGCGATTTAATATAAGTAAAGCTTCATTAGATAATTTAAAACCTTTAATACCTGAAGATGTAGACCTAACTAAGAATATTGATTTGCTCGGAGTAGCTTTCAATGCAGCAGTAGTTAATAAGTTTAATAAAAATGGAGACGGAATAGATACTAAGACAGCACTAGCAGTATCTGAATACTTCATACATAAGCCAACTAATATAGAACACAATAAAGAAAAGGTTGTAGGACACATAGTCTCATCTTCATTTAGTGATATTAATACAAGCGAACTTTTACAAGCTGATCAAGTAGGAGACGATAATGATCCATTTAATATTTCTCTGGGAGCTTTAGTCTATAAGATTGTAAATCCAGATTTTGCGGCAATGCTAGAAAAGACAGGTTCTGGTGATGAATTTCATAATTTAATATCAGCTAGCTGGGAAATTGGCTTTAATGATTATTATATAGCTGTAGGAAGTAATGACTTAAGAGAAGCCGAGATCGTTACAAACGAAGCTCAGATAAAGGAGCTTCAAAAATACCTAAGAGCCTATGACGGAGAAGGGCAAATGGAAGATGGAACTTTAGTCAACCGATTAGTAGTCGGAGATATTTACCCACTTGGAATAGGCTTTACCTCTAATCCAGCCGCAGAAGTTGAAGGGGTGATAGTAGAAAACCAAGAAAAGACTTTAATTAAAAAAGACAAAACTCAAGCAGAAAAATTTCATGTAAACAACATGGATTCGTATCACCAAGCAAAAGAAACTCAAAATAAAACTTCCCTTTTACATAAAAAAGATGTAAACACAACAAACAAACTAACTATGGATACTCAAGATCTACTAAAACAAATCGAAGGCATGCTCTCGGAAAAAATTGGCGACAGTCAACAATTCGAAGAAGCCGTCGCTAGCGTTTCTAAAGTTATGATGGATGCTATTAAAGAAAAAGACGTTCAATGGTCAGACGAAAAAGCTGAGAAAGAAAAAGCTATTTCCGAGGCTACCGAGCGCCATGAAGCCCTCTCTCAAGAAGTTGAAGGCCTAAAGGAAAAATTAACAGCTACTGAATTACAATGGAACGAACTGGCCGAAGAAAAGCGTTTGCGCGAAGCAAAGGACCTCTTTAACTCAAGAATGGCATCTGTTACAGAAGCTTTTGATTTGAATGAAGAAGACCTTAAAATCGTAGCTTCTGAAATTTCAGATATCGAAAACACAGAAGAAGCTTTTGCTTCTTATCAAGAAAAGCTAACAGTCATGTGGAACCACAAGACAAAAGCTCATATTGAAGAACAGGAAAAATTATTCAACGAAAAACTTGAAGCAGCAGTGCAGAAAAGAGTTGAAGGTTTATCCACGAGCGAAGCCTCTACCGAAGAAGTCGCTGAAAAAACCGAAGAAGTCGCTGAAGAAGTCGCTGAAGAAGTTTTAGAATCCGTAGAAGAAGAGTCTTCTGCTAGTATTTCTAACAACAACGAAGCAGCCTCAACTAAAGATGCATCTCTTCGTCAAAAATTTACACAAGCTTTCTCTAAAGAAAACATAAACATTAAATATTAATTATGGCTATTAGATTATTACCATTCCGTCAGTACGCTGAGGAAGACGTTGTTAACTTATTTGCAAATACTGATTCTAACGATAAAGTTAGTGACAGTGGCAAAGGTGACGCAGGCGTTTTCGTTAAAGTAAGTGCTGGGGATTTCAGCGCTGATCCCATTGGATACGAAAGTAATTCTTACCTCGGTAAGACGGACTATCCTTTCATTGGACGCAATCAGTACCCTGTTGTCCCATTAAAAGTCACAGCAGCAAGTGCTGGAGATTCATGCCTTGGAGTTACTTTATTCCAAACCGCATTGAAAGATGAAAACGATGAAAAACTTCTTTATTACCCACAAAAGAAATTGGAAACACAATCGGTCTTGACCGGTGAAGCTGTTCCTGTTCTTGGTAAAGGAATCGTCACTGTTGATACTGCTACAGTTCTTGACGGAACTCAGCAAGTTGGACATTTCGTGAGATTATCGAATAACGCTGGTAAAATCAGTGGTCACTCTGGAGGTCATCATGCCAATAACATTGGTCAAATTTTGGCTACTGGTCAACGTGTTAATCGTGGTGTTTCTGACGATCAATTCGCCGGATCTTCAGTTGGAACCGGCGCTGCTGGTAACGCTGGGAAATACGCTGTAATTCGTATTAACTGCTAATTTATAGAAAAAATATTATGAATATTACTCTTAAACGTACAGAAGAACAAGTCGAGCTTGTAAAAGCAATGGCTTCGCGCAATCGTGACGTAGCTTATGAAGCTCAAGCCGCTTTGGCTGAATTCATGGGCCCCGTTCTCGCTGAAGTGATTAATCAAGCTCCTACTTTGAGTAACTTGTTTACTGCATTCCAGTTTAGCGCTGATAGCAATCCTAGTCTTCCGCTTGATCTCTATTATGATATCAATGCTGATGATTATATTAAGGTTTATAGTACTACGGTTCCCGGTGGGCTTCCTACCAACCAAGTACTTCCGACAGCTAGCGAATTAAAGTTTACAACCTATCGTCTCGATAGCGCAATTAGCTTTGATCGTCGTTATGCTGCTCAGTCTCGCCTTGATGTAGTTGGCAAATCTTTTACTAGAATTGCACAAGAAGTTTTGCTTAAGCAAGAATCTACCTCCGCTAATCTTTTACTCGGCTCTTTGGCTGATGGCATTACTAATAATAAGCCTCATGTTAAGGATCAAGTATCTAGTGGTATAGGATTTACCTTGGCCGACTTTAACTCTCTTATCACTCTTGCAAAGCGTATTAATACTGCTTGGACGGGTGGAACTCCTGATGGAGCTATTAAGGGAATTACAGACCTCCTTGTTTCTCCTGAAACTATGGAAGACCTTCGAGCAATGGCTTATAACCCAGTAAACACAAAGAGCAATAACGTTGCCGCTAATAACGACATCGCTGCTCCTGAATCATACCGTTCTAGCGTATTCACCAATGGTGGCGTACCTGAGCTTTATGGTATTGGGCTTATGGAGCTTAATGAGTTAGGACCGAACCGTAAATTCTGTCGCCTCTTCGAGCAGTTCCAATCTTCTAGCAATGTTGCTGGTGCGGTTAGTTTTGCAGCTGGAGACGATTTAGTTATGGGTATTGACCGTTCTCGCGAATCTTTGATTCGTGCGGTTGCTACTGATGCTGAAAGCGGATCCGAGTTCTCTCTCTCTGCTGATGATCAATACAGCGTTCGTCAACAAAAAATTGGTTACTATGGTTCTCTTGAAGAGGGCCGCATGGTTATTGATAACCGTGTGTTAACCGGTGTTGTTGTCTCTGGACACTGATTATAAGATCAGATCACTTATTAAAACCCGCCCTTTAGGGGGCGGGTTTTTTTATTCTCTGAAAGTTGATTTTTGTGTATATGCAGTTATAATATAGTATTACTAATCAATTATTATTATGCCAATCAAAAAAAATAAATCCCCCAAAACTAAGGTAGCAAAAATACAATCACTTAATGTAGCCGATGGAAAAAGTGAAATCGAAAAAATTAAAGATTTAGAAGATCTTCTTGGGGTGAAGCAAACCAACCCGTTCGGTACGACAAGTAAGGAATTGCTCGCAGAAAAAATCAACGAGATGAGCATTACTGATCTACAGACTTTTGCAATTAAAATTGGGATATTACCAAGCGGTAACAAACTAGTACTTAAGAACAAAATCACAAAAGCATTTAAATCTCATGCAGGCGCGGGCGCAGGATATAATATAGGATTCAATAAACCATTGATTGATCCCTCAAGCAATGCGGCGGCTAATATATTAAAGATTTCTCAAGAAGGTATGTAAAATGTCTAGCATTGGCGAAATAGCAACTAGAGTTTATGATAATGAGTTTGGAGATGCTCCAACTCAACTCGAAAGAGAGTTTCGGATCGAGTCGATATCTGGATGGCTGGAAGCTAATGTAGGACAATTTAATAATTTAACTTATCAGAGTTTTGGGACTGGAGATAGTTTCCTTCAAGAAGAGGAAAGTATTTTGACTCAATTGTACCTTAAGGATTACTATAATAAGCAGTCTAGATCAGTACTAATTGGAGGTTCGACTGGGAGTTTGGATTGGACGAGACTGACAGAAGGGGACACTACGATTGTTCGTAGTAACAAGATAGATACTTCAAGAAGTTATATGAATTTATCCCAAGACTCTTCAGCGCAACTAAAAGATTTAGTATACTCCTATAACTCTTATCAGGCGATGCCTAGACAGACAGCTGGAACTGACGGAGGTTTAGTTTCTGGAAATTGTGACAATGCATAATGGGCTCCCTCATACCAGACTCGGATAAAAATGCAATAGGAAATGTATTTGATGATATTCATGATACCTTTTCTAGGGATATAGTAGTATTCCAAAGAGAGAACGAAATATTTGTAGCTACTAATGGTACTTATAACGCTCTATACTCAAGGATAAAAAATGAACAGAGCACTAGGTCAAAAGTCACTAGATCTATAATAAAAGCAAGAATACTTTACCAGCAAGAGCAAAAGGAAATGGACTTGCCCGGAACTCGATCACAAGTCAACGTTCAGATGGGCGAGGGTTCTGTTAGAGTAAAAATTGACGAAGCTGGTTACGTACTTTTTACTAAAGCTTCTAAGATTGAAATAGACGGAGAGATCTTCAGGATTGTTAGCGACCCTTCAAAAGTCGGACCTTTCAAGGTTAAATTTTATACTATATACTTAAGGAGGTCAGATTAATGGCTAGAATTAACATGAGAGGGCTTAATGCCGAAATAGCGCAAAAAGGATATAAAATATTTAAACCTTTAGTAGAGCAAAGAATAAGGAGCGCGTTTGATAAAGAAAGACAACAACTATTAAAAAGTTTCGAGAGTCATGAGATTACTAAAGAAATAGATGGTGGTCCTAGCGCTTCAAACTCCTCTAATACTCTAGGAGGGTATGGTAATTTATTTACCTTTATAGGGTTTGAATCTGGCAGCGACCCAATCTCCCCTTTAAGGAGTTTGCTTGCTAAATCCATACAGATCAGGACGATAAGAAAAAAAAGAAATATCCTAGCCTTTACGTTAAGTTTTTCAGTGCCTACTATAGAGCAGATAAAAGCAATAGCTCCAATGCCTTGGTCTACTGACAATTGGGTAGATGCTGTGGAGCGAGGTCTTAGCGGATTAGGACAGTATCTGTATACTAAAAATCATAAGAAAGGTAGATCTGGCAGTGCGGTACAAATAGACGGAGAGCTTAGTAGCCAACAAATGAATTCTAATCCGGCAGAATACATGACGAGAATTTTAGATGAAATGCTTAGAAATATCGAATCAAGCTTAAAAAGATTATGAAGCCGCAATTTGATCATAAGGTATTGAGTAGTTTTTATTTGTGGTTTGATGATAGGCTAACCAGATACGCAGAAGCAACAGAGACAGGGATTAGTCAACAGTTTTACTACTCAAGCAATAGTGTCGATATTCCTATTAATCAAATAGCATATTATAGTCCGGATAGGCAATTCGTAGCAAATGGAACAGGGGTTCCTTCTGGAGTTTATATTAGTGGGGGTTCATTTGGAAACTCATATACACTGGTAGACCAAAACCCTTCTGACACAACTGGATTGATGATTGATTTTGATCAAGGCAGGGTTGTTATGAACTCTGCGGTTGGAACTAATTTAGCGATTAGTGGAAATTTTGACAGAAAGACAGTGAATTGTTATATAACAAACGAAAGCGAAGAAGAGCTTTTATTTAATTCGGACTTCCTTTTGGCAGATCAAAATGACGAGACTTTTCTGCAATCAATAACCGGGCTGTCTTCTTTAAATTACACTGTTCCTGCTGCGTTTATAAGCTATAATTCAAGCACTAATAAACCATTCGCTCTTGGAGGCATGCAGGATACTAAAAGCAATTTAAGAGCTGTAGTTATAGCTAATGATAATTTTACATTAGACGCTACTCTTTCTTTATTTAGAGACTCTTCTGAAGTTTGTGTGCCTATGATTGATTTTGAAGAGTTCCCATTTGGTGAGTATTTTCATATAAAAGAACCCCCATATGACTATCTAAAACTTTATAATGAAAAAATAAGCGGAGCTAATTATGCATTCATAGACAAGGTGAGTTGTACGAAATTATATGACTCATCGAGCTCTGCAATGAACATACCTAGGAACATGAGAATTGGATTTGTAGATTTTACATTAAGCACTCCTAGACTTCCCAAGCTAGAGTTGTAAATAAAAGTTCTCTTTTGTTGCTTTTAACTGTATACTAAAATGAACAAATATCTTTATTATGGCTAGAAAACGTATTATATATCAAAGTGAAGCCCTCTACGCAGGGAAGACTGGAGTCGCAGCGCCAACTCAGTTACATCGTATCCAAGACGTATCTCATTCTGTTGAGGTAACAAGGACTGATGTAAACGAGTTCGGTAAATTAGCAGCTTTAAGTCGCGAAGTAATTGAATCCCCCACAGTAAGCTTAGATTTCACCTACTTTGTAGTAGATGGAATAAATGAAAAAAACTTAGGTTTTACTATTGATGGATCAACCAGTGCTCTTTCAGGAATTATGAAAGAAAACACTGTTGAAGCTGAGAAAAATTATTTCATATTAACAGTTCCTGAAGGCGAAGACGCTTCTAATGGAACTGCTAACTATGGAGCTGGAACTACTAACGGAGCTATCGGAATAGGTAACGGTTACATTACTAGTTACGGAATGACAGCTTCGGTTGGAGACATTCCTTCTGCTAGCGTTTCTGTGGAAGCTTCAAATCTTCGTTTTGATACAGCAAGTAGCGGAATTCCAAATCCAGCAATTGACGTTGAAGATGGTACTCCATTAGGAGGTACGGTAAATATTCCAGTGTCTACCACGGGAGTTTTATCAGCTGCAGCGCTTCGCCCCGGAGATGTTACTATTAACTTTGGAGCTAGTAATCTTCAAATGGGTGGAGCTATTTTGCCCGGAATGACAGCTGTTGGAAAATCCACAGCAAACGTTCAAAACTTTAGCCTTGACTTGCCTTTAAGCAGGACTCCTTTGAATAGAATCGGGAATGTTTTCCCATTCTCAAGAGAGCTTGACTTTCCAATCAATGCGACATTAAGCGTATCCGCTAACTTAACAGATCTTTCATCAGGAACTTTACAAGAGCTTATTTGCTCAGAGGCTTCTACTCGTGACATCACAATCACAATGAATAATCGTTGCGGAGGAGGGACTAGCGTAGTTTACACAATGAAGTCTGCTCAATTAGACTCACAGAACATGAGCTCCACAATTGGAGATAATAAATCTGTAGATCTAACCTTCAGTACTCAAATTGGTGGTCCAAGTGATACCGGTAATGGAGTATTCATTTCTGGAACAACTTGAGACAACAGCTAAGTAAATCATTATAACTTTAAAAGCCTCTGGGTTCTACTCAGAGGCTTTTTTGTGTAATACCATATAGGTATGGCTTACGGAAGAAATTATTATTCAGATCATCAAGTTTTTATTGGCGAGGAAGGCTCTACGGCGAGCGAGGTCAAGGGAGTTCAGTCTTTTGATGGTAGTTGGTCTATACCGAATTCTGATATGTTAGCTGCTGGGTACGAATTTGTGGGTAGCGAAATAGAAGGGTCTTTGGTTGGTGAGATTTCTGTTAATCGATTAATAGTAGAACAAAATGATCCAATTACATTATTATTTAATTCATCTATTGATGGATATTTAATATATGGTAAAAATGAATCATTTGATAAAGTATTTAATTTTAAAAAGTCTTACATTAATGGTTATGACTCTTCTTGCTCTATAGGTGAAATTGCTACTGCTGATTTTTCAATGAGCGCTTATGGGGGGGTTGGGAAGATCAACAGTGAATCGAGAAGTTATACTAATATAAGTGCAACCCCAGCAATCGCTAACTCTATTATTTTAACCACTCCGTTTGGGTCTACTAACGGAATACAGTCTTATAGTTTAAGTTTGTCTATAGATAGAGACCCGGTATACAAAATGGGTGATATGTTTATTCCTAGTCAGTTTAATTTAAGTACGCCTATTAAGATAACAACATCTTTTGATATGTTGGTGAATGATTATGAAAGTAAAAATTTACTTGACGCGATTTGTTCTAATGACTTTATTGATGATTTATCGATAGAATTGAAAACCTGCGAAAATGTAACTATACAAACTTTTACATTAGCTGATTCAAAAATTAAAGATTCTAGCGTTTCGGCATCAATAGGATCAAATATGACAGCGAGCATATCCTATGAAAGTAATTATAGTGAAATTGAAGATTTAGGAGCAGTGTTCTCATGAGCGTTCAATTTAAGAATATGAAGGCTTCGGTGGGCAGTCAAGACTATTTTGCAGAATCAATATCCATATCAGAAAGTATAGATTTAGAATATTTTAGCGCACTCGGAACGAAATCACAAGGCGTTATAGCTTCAGCCCCTCCAGAGGGAACCTTTTCTATTGATTTTTATATAACTACCGGCAATGAGATTAGTAATATAAAGAATAGCTATGGATCTGCAGCCTTTAGTGAAGTAAGGGCCGGACCATTCATCATGAAAAAAGCTTTACTTACTTCTTTTTCGGTAAATGGAGATCCTTCTTCTATAATAAAAGGTTCGGCCACATACAATTATTACGGACAAATGACCAGCGGCGGTAGCCCTTCAAAGAGCGACGTAACAATTATTCCTGCTCACGGAGCTTCCTCTAGCGGACAATTAGATTCGTTGGGGGTTAGTAGATTTTTAAATTTTAGCTATTCTTTTAGTCAGTCATTTGATGTTAATTACTCTATATCAGGGGAGCAGCCAAGTAAGGTTGTATTTAATGGAGGCTCTCAAGATTTATCATTAGAAGTTTTAATGTCAGACATTGACTTTGATAAGACTGCTATGACTGGATCATCAGGGCTATGTCTCTCTCAGGACGGGCAGACCGGGCTTACGGCAAGAATTGCGGAGGTTAATTTATATAATTTATGCGGCAATCACGTAAGCGATCTACCTATGTCGGGGTATTTAACAGAGCGCTCTATCTCCACCGCTCCGGGTTCGGAGGTTATTGAGAGTATTACCATAACGCAGAAGTACGTAAAAGATGAGGATTGTCCATGAGTAATTGTTATAAAAACTTTCCAGTCATAATTACATATGGAGACTCTTCTGCTGATGAGGTATACGGTAATTCAGTTAATCTCTCTGAAGGGTTAAATTTACAAACTGCTTTATCGCTAGGTGTAAAAGGGTCTAGCGCAGTCTTTAATACAGAAGTGCCAAAAGGGCAAATTAATATTGATTCATATCTAACGACTGATTTGAGTATTTTCAATACATTGAAAGGCAATAATGATCAAGATGTATCTGTTCAATTTGGCCCATATTCGGCTCCATCTCCATCCATAATGACCAGCATGTCGGTAAGTATAAAGGTTGGAGAGCCTATTACGGTATCAAGGTCTTTCGAATATTTTGGCAGCTTGTTTGTGGGAGCTTCCCCTGCACCCTCTAGCCCGGTGTTGAATCCAATTACTTCAGAAAATATAGTTCTAGGAGGATTTAGTAATATTGGGAATTTAGAAAACATTAGTTCGGTTGACTGGTCATTCTCTCAATCTTATAAAGAGTATCATTTACTAGGAGAGGTAGTTCCTACTATCATATTCTCAGAAGGCCAAATAACCATTAATGTCGAAGGAGAAGGTTTAGCTGGGCAATTAATGACATCAACTGATTCTTGCGTCTTGCCTCCTAAAAACTATACTATATCAGCATTTGGCTGTGACGATCAAAGTTTAGGATCGTTAAGCATTTTCGGACACATGCAAGAAAGAACCTCTACGGTATCCTCTGAGCAAGACGAAATCAACTCGGCTTCAATTATTCAATATCTATAATTGAAAAAGTCGCCAAGTATTCATAATATATGTTATGGATCAAGGTAAGTTAAAGGAATTATTGGGCTTTCAGGTAAATAGAAATGTTATAAATTTATATAAATCATTTCTAATTATAATGGAAGATATGCACGATCAACATCGAAGTAATTATGCAAAATTAAAACATGCATTACCGAATAATGTTGAGCTAATTAATCAGGCAGATTATTGGGACGAATCGAGGATGGAATTCTTGAGGAAGAAAATACTGGACAATGGAAACGACGCTTTACGCGAAATAATTGGTCAATTAGATCAATTTAATTTAACAATTAAATAAGGAAAAGGAAATGAAAGAAAAGAAAACAAAGGAAAAGAAAAAAAGAGAACTTTATAATTTTAGTATTGATATCGAAAACGAGATCGAAAAAGAAGTGATAAAGGAAGTAGAAAAGAAAAACAAAGAAACCGGAAAAATTGAGAAGGTAGAAGAGACAGTTATAAAGACTACCGTGGAGAAAACGCCAGTAAAGGTTTTTCTAAAAAAGCCTACTAGAACTCAAGTAGAAGACGGCGATATGTTTTACAGTATATGGTTAAATAAATTTATAAAAATGGGATTGCTTACAAGAGCAATGTTAGCAAAAAAACAAGTAGATATCGGCGGATCTTTAAATGAAGACGATAAAATGAACTTTGCTAAACTATATCTGCAATTATTCGAAAAGCAGCAAAATGTAATTAGGTATAGCTCAAAAGATAGAGACGCAATGAGTAATGATGAATCCGAGAGACTTGAGAAATCAATTTCAGACTTGGCTGTAATCAGAAAACAGCTCGCTGATTTCGAGGCTGCTCAAGCTTCTATTTTTGATCATACCGCAGACGTTAAGGCAAGAAATAAAACCATAACATGGTTTCTCCTTCATTTAGCTTATTACATCAAGGGGGATAGCGATGATGCTGAAGAAGTCCCGTTATTTCCGGGTTCAGATTATGAAGAAAAATATTTGTCTTATCAGGAAGCGGACGAGGATCAAGATGATATTTTTATTAACTCAATAGACAGGCTTAGTACGATAGCTACTATATGGTACATGAGCGGAGTCCAAGAGCAAGATGACTTTGATGCAGTGCTTAAAGAGATGAGCGAAGAAACAGACTTAAAGGAAGAACCTAAGGAAGAACCTAAGGAAGAACCTAAGGAAGAACCTAAGGAAGAACCTAAGGAAGAACCTAAGGCAGAGGCTAAGGCAGAACCAAAGGAAGAGGCTAAGGCAGAACCAAAGGAAGAGGCTAAGAAGGGGTAAATAAGCAACAGGCGCAATGGAAAAGAAAACCGCGCCAGAAGATACAGCCTTAAGAAAGGTTCTATCTGAAATTGTGGATGGATATACAAAAATCCACTTAAACGAAAGGACTGTTTTTGTCAAGCATTTTTCTAACAACGATCAATGCTTGCTTGAGGGCAATTATGAAGAAGTTTTTGAAAAAGCTAAAAAAAATGGCTTACCCACAGAGAAGGAAACTTTAGAGCTTTTGATTAGGGAGGGTATATGGTCTAATAAAGAAGAGGGAGAGATTGACGAATTGAAGATTTATTCAACTAACCTGAAGGAAACAAAAAAGAATTTAATAATTCCAAGCCAAATAGAGGTAATAAATAAAGACATTAGTAAGGCTGAGGAAAGTCTAAATGTATTACTATCTAAGAGAGGCTCTTTGTTTACCTCTACATGCGAAAGCTACGCTTCGAATAAAAATAACGACTATAGTATATATTTGAGTTTTTATAAAAATAAAAATTTAAATAAAGCTTACTTTACTTGGGATGAATTCTGTGAAGTCCCAAAAAGAGAGCTTCAGGCAATGTTTACGGGGTATATGCAGAATACCGAGCATCTTTCAATAGATAATATCAAGTATTTATCGATAAGTAATGTTTTCTCTATATATTATAATGTATTGGGGCAAGAAAATTTATATAAGTTCTTTGATGAAAATATATATTCATTATCTTATTATCAATTAAATTTATTGAATTACGCTAAAATATTAAATTCTATAATTGAGAATGTAGAAAATGTTCCAGAAAATATAAAGCAAGATCCTGATGAATTATTATCATTCGCAGAATCTCAAAGCAAGAATAAGGAAGTAAGGGAAAGAAGCAAGGATAAGCAGGGGTTCAGTGTTATGGGCGCTACCAAAAAAGACATGGGGGAAATGGGGGTTTCAAACGAAACAGACATTAGTCCATTTGAGCTAGCAAAGAAAAAAGGCTCTCTCACTATAGAAGATTTTCAAAATTTTTCATAAAAACTAGTGTATATAGTAACAAGGAATTGTTATGGCATTAGGAAGTGGAAATATTCAAATCAATGTAGGCGCTAGCGGCCTAACAGATGATATTGTACGGCAGGTTCGCACCGCCGAGAAGAAGATACGTCCAATGTCGGTCTCCCTTAATGATAAGGGGTTTAGGCAGCCATTAGGGAGAATATCAGGTGATATAGCAGAATTCCAAAAGTCTCTGGATGCATCTGTAGCTCGTACTTTAGCCTTCGGAGCTGCGGTTGGAGTCCTTAATGCCGTAACGCAGGGTTTTAAAGCCATGATCTCAAGCGCTGTAGAGGTCGAGAAAGCTCTTACTGATATTAATGTTATTTTAAACCTTAACGCCTCAAGCTTGGCAGATTTCTCTTCGAAGCTTTTTGATACAGCAAAGAATACGGGGCAAAGTTTTCAAACCGTAGCTGAGGCTGCTGTTGAACTATCTAGACAGGGCTTGGGGGCAGAAGAGACGTTAGGCAGGATTAATGACGCAATGATATTGACTAGATTGTCAGGTATGGAGGCTGCCAAATCAGTAGAAACTTTAACCGCTGCAGTAAATAGTTTTGGAGATACCGCAATCACGACGACTGAAATAGTGAATAAACTAGCCACTGTTGATGCTGCGTTTGCCGTAAGTACCGAAGACTTGGCTAATGGCCTTGCTAGAGCCGGAGCAACCGCACAGTCAGCAAAAGTAGATTTAGATCAATTACTCGCAGCCGTTACGAGTGTGCAGCAAACAACTGCTAGAGGAGGAGCTGTTATAGGCAATGCATTTAAGAGTATCTTTACGCGACTACAAAGAGGAGGCGTAAGAGAAGCTCTTGAGGAGATTGGAGTGGCTACGACTGATGCTGCTGGCAATATCAGGGGAGCCTTAGACATTCTGAAAGATTACTCAGGGGTTTACGGGTCTTTAACGGACTCTCAAAAAGCTTTCACAGACGAATTGATAGCTGGTGTTTTTCAAATCAATAACCTTAAAGCATTGGTTAAGGATTTAGGAAGTGATTATAGTATATACGAACGAGCTCTAACCCAATCAAATAGCGCAACTGACGAAGCTGTCAGAAGAAATGAAAAGCTTCAAGGCACTTTATCAACTCTTATTAACGAAGCTGCGGTCAGCGCTAAGGAATTAGCGTCAACTTTAGGAAGTTTAATAGCGACACCAGCTATAGAGAATTTATTGAATTTATTTAATTCGATATCAGGGGCTTTGGGGCAAGCTTTAGACCCAGAAAAAGGCAGTAAATTAATGCAGGGAATGTTCAAGGCTATTGGAGGTTTTATATCTGGACCCGGATTGATTTTAATTGGTGTAGCTTTTGTTAAGCTCTTTAAATTTATTACCGGACAAAGCTTAAAAGCAGTAAAGGAAATATTTAAAATTGGCAGCGCTACTAATAAAATAGCAGAAACTGAAGCTAAGATCGGCTTTCTGTTGAAGAATAACAAAAGTTTATATGAGGCCATATCTAATTCGGCGCTTAGTCACGAGCAGAAAGAAGAGTTGGTTTTGCAAACCATTAAACAACAAAACAACGCTTATGCGCTACAGCAAAAATTAATTTCTAGAATATCAAGTTCCCGCGCAATTGGAGCCGCTGTAAGCTCAACAGCAAAAGCTTCTGGGTTTATTCCTGCTCGATCAAGAGGGTATGTGCCAAATTTTGCAAACGGAATAGAGGGAGCTATAAGTTCAGAAAGAGCTGCAATATCTGCTGGAGAGGGAGGAGCTTCTAGATCAGCCAAGCCGAAAGTATTAAAAAACTTCCCAATGGGGGGAGGAAGAAATCAAACTATAGTAGCAAACACAGATGAAGTAATAGTCCCTAAATTTGGGGGTAGTAGCGGTTCTGCTATATTTAATAAGAATATGATTAAAAAATCTGGAGGAGTTCCAGACGGAGCGATTCCAGTGGCTAGTGGATATATACCTAACTTCGCTTCAAGTTTAGAAAAAGACAAGAAGTATAAACAGTTTTTAACGTCTCAAGACGGTCTTGATATTGATGTAGAGAGACAATTAGGAGGCTTTGGAATGCTTTCTGCAAAAGGGGTCAGGGGTAGGCAGTCTTCCTCGTTAAAGCAGATCTCAGCATTTACCCCTGTAGAGAATAATTCAATTATTGAAAAAATATCAGGATCCAAGTTGACTAAAGACGATAAAAAATTTATTTCAACAGTAATAGCAAGAAAGAGAACTACATTTAGTAATATTGGAACATCCTCTATAACGGAAATGTCAAGCCCTGAAGTGTCGAGCAAAGTAGAAGGAAAAGCTGGAGCGATAAACGATATAATACAGCCTAATATAGCAAATGCCGTAGCTTCTGTAGCTTCCAGAATTTACAATGGAATACTTGGGGACGAAGTGGGAAAAGGGTTAGTCAATCAAGTAAGAGATAAGGCAAACGTTGATCAATCTATAGTTTCTCCGTCAGTCGAGGGAGGTATATTCGAATCCGCATTAAGACTTGGGAGTTTAGAGTCCGCGAAGAGCCTAGGGAGAGACAAGCATGACGGTATTTGGGATTTTGAAGAAAGCGGTCCAATCACCAAGGACATGCAAGATATATTTTTTCAAGGATATGGCATATCAAAAGGCGATGCGAAAAGATCTGGCGGAGCGCAATCACTTAGAGAGGTAGTTCAAAAAAGTCATAAAAACCACTTCAAGGAACCTTTAGAGAGTATTTACGAACAGCACTGGAGACCATTTTTTGAAGCGGGAAATAAAATGACCAAGGGAGAGAGGTCTAAAGAGAGAAAGAAGGGGCAAGGTTCTGTCGCTGCAAGGTCAGAAGGATTTATTCCAAATTATGTCTTTCAAGACAATAATGGGCTGTCTAAGGCAGCTATGAAATCTCAACCTGAAACAGGGTCACAATTTAACGTTTCTGATATTTTAAACATAACAAGAAGGAGCGATCAAGATAAAAAAGATTTTAAAAAACAGTTTCCTAAGAAAAAATTACTTCCTCATTTAATAAAAAATTTAAGAAACGAAAAGTACAGAAACGTAATAAACAATAACTTTGCAAGAGATAAGGACGCAAGAACTAATTTTGGTAGGACGCATTATCCGAGTATAACAGAAGGAGACTTTAAGTCGAAGAGTAAAGAGTATGGTATAGTTGGTAATGCAGCCGCTTATATTTATAGTAATAGTTCAAGAAAAACTCCAGACTGGAGCTCTAAAATAGAAAATCTAGGCAAAGAAAAAGGCAAGTCAATAGTACGGCCAAAACTTAAAAATTACATAAAGGAGCCGCATTATGGGTTCGATTCAGTTTCGATAAGACCGCCGGAGGCCAACAGCACTGAAATAGGATTTAGAGAAATTCAAGAAAGAATTAAGCAGTATTTAGGAAAAAATATCCCAAAAACAGGAAAAGGTAATATAAACATAGGGGATATACTTAACAGTGATAAAGATATATTTCCAAAAACATCCGCAAAAATAGACGACAACTGGAGGAATAATTATTCAAAAATATTAGATAATAATAAAGATTATTATATCAAGCAGATAGAAGCTTACAACAAAGGAAGCAAGTCAACTTCTACTGGTAGAATTTTTGAAGAACTTTTAAATAGCGGCCTTAAGGCTTATAATCAAGAAATGACATACCACTCTAGGCTTGATAATGATAATTGGGATTTATACAACATTACGCAAAAAGAGCAGGAGGTGCTTGGGTTAAAGCAAGCTAAATTTGGAGACATTAAGACTACCTTAGGTGGGACTGGTAATAAATTAAGCTTTATGAAAAAATTCATAAGAGAGCCGACTGGAGGAAGGGCTTCTGGGTTTATTCCTGCTCGAGCAGGAGGGTATGTGCCAAATTTCGCGAATGAAATAGAGGGGGCTGCTGGCTCAGAGGAGTCTGCTATATTTAACAAAGATATTCTTAAAAGATCTGAAGGGATCTCGGACGAGACAATTCCAGCAGCTAGTGGATTCACCCCTAATTACGCGGAAAAGTTAAAAGGTTTTGGGCGAGATAGTATGATAAAAGATAAGACGATTAAGGGGAGAAGAACTCTTGATGTGCAATATATCAGGGGGTTTGCCGGAGAAGGAGCAGGAATTTTTAGGAACATTTTAAAAACATTAATAAATGCAGACAAAAGTGGAAGGCCATATTCTGACATAGACGCGGGAACGGTGGTTGGGCCAAGAATACCATCTGTGCTTGTTAAGGGAAAGCAGTTATTAGACAGAACGAGAAAGACTAAGAAATCGCCACCATTAACAAGAATCAAAGGAACCTTTAACCCTTCAGGTTTAATGATGAAGTTGGATTCCTATAAGGATGACATAACTGCCGATGGAAGCGAATATTTATCTGGAGAAGAGCAAGAATTAATCAGTAGCTTGAAGACTTTAGGAGTTGACCCTAATGAAAAGAGAATGGTAGAACTTGAAGGTTTGCCATTTTTTAAGAGAGGTTTCGCTTCTGGCCATGTTCCTAATTTTATGGACTTATTTAGAGGAGTAAAGGCGCCGAAAGGATCAAATTTGAAGTCTAAGGATATATACAAATCTGATCCCCGTAGATCCAGAAAGTTTAAAGCTAGTGACGTCTATGATCTTAATACTCTTCATGACTATTTGCGATCTCACGTAGAGAATGAAAAAACATCATCTTTAATATCTTCTTCGACAAATATTAAAACAGCTAGAGATTTTGCAACTACAAAAGACCCATCTAAGCAGGGTTTTATAGGAAAAACAAGCATGAGTCATAAAAGGATGTACAATCCTAGGAAGGTTGATAAATTAGTAAATTTCTTAATGAAAAGAAGGGATTGGAGCGAAGCTAAGTCAGTACAATGGTTCGCCAACCAAGCGAGAAAAAAGCCTATAGGTTTTCACATGAAAAGATGGCTTGATACTGATTTATTTAAAAAATTTGCATTTGAGGACGAGGTTGCTATTTTGAATAAAAGCTCATTCGCTGATAAGGATCAAGGTATGGCTATCGCCTCTTCTGGCTTTGTACCTAATTTTGCTAATTCATTAGAGGAGTCTATAGTTCGTGAAAAAAGCGTGCTTTCAGATCAGGGTTCTGGTGCAAAAGTATATGTAGACCAAGACAAAAGACTGAAGGGGTCTAAAAACCCAATGGGGTTATTGGTAGCTAACACCAGAGACGAACCTTTAAACGGTTCACAGGGAGTTGATAGAGCTATATCAACAGGCTTGAATCCAAAAAATCACGGAAAAGGAATGTCCGGAGGATATGTTCCTAATTATATATCAGGAGGAGGTATTCAGCAAACTAATTTTCAGTCTCCTAAATTCAAAGAGATGGCAAATGAGACCAAAAAGCTTGGAAAGGCGGCGTCAAAAACAGCAGGCGCACTATCAAAACAAACTAAATCGTCTGATGGTTTGCTAGGTAAAGTTTTTGCGTTAGAATTCGCCTTATCTACATTAACTTCCACGATGGGTGTTAGCGCTACAGGAACGCAATCTACCGTAGCAGGCATCTCTGGACTTGCCGCTGTATTTCCAGATTTAATCGGTAAATTAGGCATAGTGGGTAAAGCCTTAGCGGTAGTTGGTGTTGCTGCCGGCATTGCTTACGACATATACCGAAATTTATATGATGCGGAAGTTAATAATATAAAAGCTTTAGAGTTAGAAATAGCTACAAGAGAGAAGTCTATAAATATAATTAGCCAAAACATAGAGAGCTTGGATAAATTCGCAACTTCAGCAGCTAAATTTAGCGCCGCAACAGGCAAAGGCGATATTGAAGCTTCTGGAAAAATATTGCAAAATATTTTTGAGCAAGCAAAGAGTATACGATCACTTAATCCAAAAGCTTTTGAGGATTTAATAAATAGTATTGGAGATACTGATAAATTTAATGAGTCTATAAAAACATTTAAAAGTCTGGCCGAACAAGGAAAGAATTTAAAAACTTTCTCGAATGACTTTGCGGGCGTTGTTAAAAAATTCAATGAAGAGCTTGACAGTAAACAATTTCTTGGCATTTTTGATGTAGGAAAAGGCGTTGACGTAAGTCAGTTTACCGATGAGATAAAATCAATGTCCGACTTATTAACGTCCGGACTTTCAGACGATAAGATTAAAAAGCTATCTAAATCACTGAAAGATTTCGACCCTTCCTCAAATAGCGCTTCTCGTGCATTATTAGGGCTGCAGGATATCTTAGGGGAGTTTGACGCTCCAACTAGGAGTTGGATTCGTAATAACGAAAGTATAACTCAAGGCATTATTAAGCAAGTGCAAGCCTCATCAAATTACTCTAGCGCAATAATAACAGCAAAGAACGCTTTTAAAGCAGCTCAAAATCCGGTAGTAAACTTAAGTAAAAAAATAAATGAACTGGGCACCGCATTAGAAATTGCAGGACAAAGTTCTGATAGAGCTTTTAATGCTTTGTATAATATCGGTCAAATAGATGTTAAGTCAAGATCAGAAAGGCAGCAAGCTACCGGTACAGTTACTCAAGAAAATTCAATAAAAGGAACTTCCGCAGCAAAAATACAAAACGATTTATTAAAATCAACGCAAGAAACAAAAAAGGTTCTTAGGTCTTTTGCATCTGATTTAATCAAAGCTAACAAAGAGTCAGGCACCGTCTTGTCGGGAGGTATGAAGACTTTGATAGAGGGGGTTAAAGGAGGAAACGTTTCTAGCAAAGAAGCTTTAACGGCGCTACTTCAAGTTCAGAAGACAGGCAGCCCAGAAGAAAAAAAGGTAGCGCTAGAAGCTTTGCAAAAACTAAGAGCTATAAACGCAACTCAAGTGGCAAGCCAAAAAATGGCAGAAGCTAGCGCTAGAGCTCAATTAGCAGCTTTAAAAAGTCAGCAGATAGCGACCTTAAGGAACACACAGTTTAGCGAACAGCAAATAAACGTTTTCAAAAACTTTGATAAGATTTTAAAAGAAGACGGGACAACCGCAAAGACTTCATTGGAAAAAATTACTGAAATGAATAACGGTATAGCTACTTTAATTTCTATAGGCGCTGATCAGGATATATTAGCAGAGCTAACCGAGATTAAAGCTAAAGCTAGTGAGTTGGAAAATCTTAGAGCTGCTTTTTCGGGAATTACCGGTAAGGAAATAGGAGGAGGTTCGCTGGAAGAATTAAGAATAGAGATTAGTAAGCTGGTCCGAGCAGGAGGCACTAAAGGTCTTTCTGCTGATAGGTCTAAATTTTTCAGAGCAGCACTAAAATCTCTCCAAGACGCACTAGCTAGACGAGAAGAAGGAGGGGTGAAAGGAGAAAAAGAAGTAAAAGCGGCTCAATTAATAGAAATAAAAGAAGATAGCATTAGCTTACTAGCTTCAAAAATGGCCGAAGTAATAGGCTCTTCAATTGCAGAGTCCTTAAACATAGGACCAGAAATTGCCGAGGCAGTAAACAAAAGCTTGAATCCGGATGAATTAAGCAAAAGCATTCAAAGTCTTTCCGAAACTAATGAAAAAAATTCTCAAAAAAATGCTGAGCACCAGCAGAAATTAAATGAAGCGTTAATTGGTTCACTAAAAGGTTCAAATTTTAGCGGTTCAGCGGATTCTCTGTCAAAAGCTGCTAGCGCTCTAGAAAGAGCTGTGGAAAAAATAACGATTGCGCCAATAGGAGGAGCCGCTACTGGTTTTGTTCCGTCTTTTTCTCCTATTGGCGAAGGGGTTTCTAGAGCTATAAAGACCGAAAGAGCTCTAGGCGGAAGGCCTGTAGTTGATTATAATAAACAGGTCGGTACATACGTTAGGGACGGAAATACCCAAAATAACTTCTCTGCAGTAAAACGTGATCATCCAGAAGGGATTAAGAATGCAACAAGAAACTCAAAAACTATACAAGGTCACTCTAAGGCCGGTGGTTTTGCTCCTAATTTTGCCCCCGCAGTCACAACTGCCTTTGATAATTCACCAAGGGAAATTCTAGAAAACGCTTACTTTGGTAATAAACCTTTCGTTGATCAATCAAAATTAAAGAATATTTATGCAGAAAGTGGTGGGATAGGTTTTAGTGCAAAATTTATAGAAAGGGCTGCTGGGAATAAAGACTATACAGTATGGGACAGCACTCACCCGAACATAATAGAAAAAATAAATGCTGAAGATAGGTCGTCTTTTGCGGGCTT